AGGTTGATTAATAACTTGTTCGTCCATTCCTAATCCTTTCTATTTACAACCGCATAATAGAAAGGGGGCGAATGTTAGTCTTTCCGCTTACTCTGTGAATCGACATACAACAAAAGCAACTCATAGACCACCAAAATTAAACCTTTCAGAATAATGGCAATCTTTGAATCAAACCAACCATCGCAAGGATAACCAATGGCAAAAAAATCTAAATGGGTCATTGTTGCAACTGAAGGGGCAACAACTGACGGCCGCACAATTCAACGAAACTGGATTGAAGAAATGGCCGAAAGTTACGATCCCAAAAACACCTATGGTGCACGTATCAATCTCGACCACATCAAATTCTCCTTATACATGCCAGAACTAGCAAATTCTCATTGCTTTGGTGATGTATTAGCCGTGAAAGCAGAAGAACGCAAAGATGGCAAATTACAACTTTTAGCTCAATTACAGCCAACTGATGCACTTATTGCCTTAAACAAAGAAGGGCAAAAAGTTTACACATCCGTAGAAATTGACACCAATTTTGCCGACACAGGCAAAGCCTATTTAGTTGGTTTAGCCGTCACAGACAACCCAGCAAGCCTAGGCACAGAAATGTTGAGTTTCTCGCACAATGGCTTAAATGCCCGCAAGTTAAAAGCGGACAACATTTTCACTGCTGCTATTGAAACTGAATTGGAATTTGTGGAAGAAACACAAAGCATCTTTGAAAAAATCAAAGGCTTGTTTGCGAAAAAAGAAAAATCAGACGATGAACGCTTTTCTGATCAAACACAAGCCATTGAGCTTTTAGCGGAACAAACCAAAGAAACATTGGAAAAATTGACCGCACTTTCTGCCGATTTAGCCAAACAAAAAACTGAAATCGAAGAAATGAAAGCAGGCAATGCAGAAATCCAAGCAACGTTCGCAGAACTCAAAAAGCCTGTTGAACCCGAAAATCCTCGCCCTTTAGTTTACGGTGAACAACCTGAAACTGACGGCCGCTTCTTTTAATTTATCGTAGGAAAAAACCAAATGAATAAATTTACCAAACAAAAATTTAATGCTTATGTAGCTGGTGTTGCACAAGATAACGGTGAAGATGCGGCATTCGTTGCGAATGGCGGTCAGTTTACCGTTGAGCCAACTATCCAACAAAAATTAGAAAATGCTGTGCTTGAAAGCTCCGATTTCTTGAAACGCATCAATGTCGTCATGGTGCAAGAAATGAAAGGTTCCGCATTACGTTTAGGCGTGCTTTCACCAGTGGCAAGTCGCACCGACACAAACACAAAAGCACGTGAAACCACTGACATTCACAGCTTGCAAGAAAACACCTATTCTTGCGAACAAACCAACTTTGACACGCATTTAAATTATGCAACCTTAGACAGTTGGGCGAAATTCCCTGATTTCGCCGCACGTGTGGGCAAACTCAAAGCCGAACGCATTGCATTAGACCGTATCATGATCGGTTGGAATGGCACAAGCGCAGCAGCAACCACAAACCGCACTGAACATCCATTATTGCAAGATGTGAATAAGGGTTGGTTAGTCCAAATCGAAGATAAAGCCAAAGCTCGTGTCTTAAAAGAAATTGAAAAAAGCAGTGGCAAAATCGAAATCGGTGCAGGTAAAACCTATAAAAACCTTGATGCCCTTGTCTTTGCATTAAAAGAAGATTTCATTCCAGCACAATACCGTGACGACACAAAATTGGTTGCAATTATGGGTAGCGACTTATTAGCTGATAAATATTTCCCATTAATTAACCAAGAAAAACCAAGCGAAATTTTGGCGGGTGATACCGTCATTAGTCAAAAACGTGTGGGCGGGTTACAAGCCGTATCTGTTCCATTCTTCCCGAAAGGCACAGTGTTAATTACCTCACTTGATAACTTATCTATCTACGTGCAGGAAGGCAAAGTGCGCCGTCACTTAAAAGATGTGCCAGAACGCAATCGTGTGGAAGATTATTTATCGTCAAACGAAGCCTATGTTGTGGAAAACTACGAGGCAGTAGCTATGGCGAAAAATATCACCATTCTTGAGGCACCTGCGCCTATTTCGCCTGTGGCAGCATAACGTAATCAATAATGCGTCCAACTAAACGCCATTTTCTGGAAGTTTCTGCCGCTATCGCTAACGCGGCAGAAACCGAAGATCTAAGCGACTTTACGGAATATGAAAAAATGTGCCGTATTCTTGCTCGCCATCGAAAGGACCTAAAAAACATCCAATCGACGGAACGCAAAGGCGCATTTAAAAAGCAAATTTTGCCTGACTATCTACCATGGATTGAAGGGGCGTTATCTGTCGGAAGTGGTAAACAAGATAATGTCTTGATGACATGGTGCGTGTGGGCGATTGACTGTGGCGAATATCATCTCGCCTTACAGATTGCCGATTATGCCGTATTTCATGATTTACGCTTGCCCGAGCCATTTACCCGAACACTTGGCACATTATTGGCGGAAGAATTTGCAGACCAAGCAAAAACCGCACAAGCCGCCAATCAGCCATTTGAAGTGGCTTACTTAGAGCAAGTACAACGCATCACGGCTGAATGTGACATGCCAGATGAAAGCCGTGCGCGATTATTGCGTGAATTGGGTTTGTTATTGGTTGATAAGCACCCTGAACAAGCACTGGCATATTTAGAACGTGCTTTGGGTTTAGATCAGAAAATTGGCGTGAAAGGAGACATTAAAAAATTACGTAAAAAATTAAGCAAAGCCGATGAATAATCGGATTTGATAACGAGCAAACCACGCACCCGTCGGGCGGATTAAAAGTGCGGTCAAATTCTGACGGATTTTTGGCCGTGCTTGATTTAATCCTCACCCGACTTTTTTTATAAGGGAAAACATGAGCGACGGATCTCTATCAGTAAAACTTGCCCCTGACTATGAGATGGATGCAGTGCAAAAACAACTGGAAGATTACGGAACAGGCGAAGATATTATTCGGAACGATGATTTTTTCCCTGACATTTCTCTTTCTGCTTTTCGCAATCAATATCGAGCAGACGGCACAGTCACCGAACAACGCTTGCAAGATGCATTGATTGAAGCCATCGCCAGTGTGAATGATGAGTTATCTACATTCAAAGCACAAAGCGAACATCACCACCTTGAACAAATCCCCGCGCCATCAGTCAACGGCAAAAGCGTGTTGATTTATCGCTATAAACGTGCGGTGAACTGTTTGGCACTAGCGAACCTTTACGAACGCTATGCTAGCTATGACAGCACAAACGATGGTGAAAAGAAAATGGATTTACTCAAAGACAGCATCAACGAATTAAGACGAGATGCCCGCTTTGCCATTAGTGACATCATCGGCAAAAGACGGGTCGATGCGGAGTTAATTTAATGGAAGTTTACGCACAACAAAATGACAACTTGGACGCCATTCTTTATCGCTATTTTGGCCATAGTGAAGGGCTTTTAGAAATTGCGTGCGAATTAAATCCGCACTTAATGGATAAACCAGTCATTCCCATCGGAACACCAGTAATATTGCCAGAAACTGACACTGGAAAGATCAGCGTGACAAGTGACACTATACAACTTTGGAGCTGATATGCACGACACACCATCAAGAGCATCTTACATATCAGGATTATTTGCCTTCTTTATAGGACGCATTGCGGATATGTTCGCAAATGTAAATTGGGCTGATGTCGCATCGGTTACAGGTATTGTGATTGGTGTCGCGACCTTTCTTGTGAATTGGTATTACAAGAAAAAAGATTTTGAATTAAAAGAAAAAGAACTCGAACAACGGATCCATCATCATGATTAAACGTTCCGCCAAATACATATGCGCCATATCCGCCGTTGTTGGACTTGTGATTGCCACTCATGGGAATGAAATTCGAACCTCCGAAAAAGGCTTGTTACTGATTGGCAATGCAGAAGGTTGCATGAAAAAGCCCTATCAATGCCCTGCCGATGTTTTAACAGTAGGCATAGGCATAACCGATGCCGTTGAAAAAATTGACCGCAATAAAATTTACACTTTGCAAGAAATTGCCGAATTATACGTAAAAGGCATTAAACAATCAGAAAAATGCGTTAATCAATATGCCAACGGTCAAACCATGCCACAAGGTGCATTTGATGCCTTAGTCTCCATTACCTTTAACGTAGGATGTGGCAAATTAAAAAATAGCTCACTTTTTAAAATGGCACGCCAAGGCTACAGCAAAGCCATGTGCAGTCAATTTGAACGTTGGATTTATGCTGCAGGAAAACCGCTAAAAGGATTAATTGAACGCCGTCAAAAGGAGAAAAACCTATGTTTAATTTCTTAACCGCAAAAGAACGAGGCATTTTACTTATCGGACCAATAGTGCTTGTACTCCTCATTATTTTCCTGGGGTTTGAGGCGAATTATTGGCGAAAAGAAATGCTCAAAGAAGAACAGCTAAAACTGAAATGGCAAAACTCTTACATTGAGTTAAATCATAGCGTCCAAAATTTTGCCGAACAGCAAGCACAGCTCATCCAAGCCGTAAACAACCTCAAAGCAAACCAAAATCAACAAACACAGGATTTAAAAAATGTACTTAAATCAAACCAAGATTGGGCTGACCGCCCTTTGCCTGATGATGTTAAACGCGTGCTCAACTCAACAGGAAGTCATTAAATCACCGATTCTTTGTCCGCAAACCACAGAGTGCAGTGCCTATTCGCCACAAATTCGCACCAATGGCGAATTAGCCGAAGCCTATTTACAGACACAGCACCACCTTGATTTGTGCATTATCGAGAACTCAAGTTTAAAAAAATGCATGGATGAATTTAATAAAAAGGAACAGCCATGACAGATCAATTCGACCGAGCACAACAGCTTGAAGAAATGCAACGTGAAATCGCCCTCAAAAAACACCGCACTTTTAAAGCAGTAAGTCGCCTTTATTGTGAAGATTGTGATGCCCCCATCCCCGAAAAGCGCAGACAAATGATTCAGGGCGTAACACGTTGCGTGGCTTGCCAACAAAGATTTGAAATGCAACAACGGAATTTTCGCAAATGAAAAAACCCAACCAACTGCGCAAAATCCTTGAACAAAGTCACCCCGATTTTGTAAAAAATCCCGACCATCTACAACTTTATGTGGACGGTGGGCAAATCGTCTCAACGGGTGCCGCATCATTTAGTTTTGAATATCGTTACACACTCAATGTCGTGGTGACTGATTATGCAGGCGATATTGCCACCTTGATTGTGCCAATGATGGCTTATCTGCGCACAAATCAACCTGAAATATTAGAAAATCCACAAATTCGAGAGAATGCATTTAAATTCCAGGTGGATTACAACAATAACAACACCGCAGATATTAGTTTCGAAATCCAACTCACCGAACGTGTCGTTTCGAAAAAAGACGGGAATAACGTGCAGATCCATTACGCAAAAGAACCCGTATGGGATGAACCAAACCGAGTAAAAGTCTATTTGGAAAACTGGGAATCATTAATTTTTGAGGGTGATATCGTCTAATGGCTACAGTAGAAGAAGTTCAGGCAAAATTGACCGCACTTATTGCCAATCTTTCTCCACAAGCACGCAGACAGCTTGGGCGAAAAATCGGGCAAGCCTTACGAAAAAGCCAATCGAACCGAATTGCACGCCAACAAAATCCCGATGGTTCTGCCTTTGAACCTAGAAAACCACGTAAAGAATTTGGAAAAAAGAAAGGACGAATCAAACGCAAAGCCATGTTCGCTAAACTTCGCACCGCCAGACATTTAAAAGTGCGGTCAAACGGTAACGAAGTTTCAGTGGGGTTTAATGGCTCAAGTGCCGCCATTGCTGCAGTGCATCAATACGGTTTAAGCGCTAGCCCATCTAAAAATAAAGATTTCAAAGTGCAATATGCCCAGCGTGAATTACTGGGCTTTTCGGAAAGTGATGTGGAGTTGATTGAAAACTTAATTATTGAGCAATTAAGTCTTTAGATTGTGATTTTAATTTGATGTGCTTGCGAATAATGTGAATCCAATAGCAATACACTGCAAGTGCTGCAACACCAAGGAAAAAGTTGATTTCAGCAAGCCAAAGCACCGACCCCATCATCAACATATAAAGAAACAGAACAGGCGCGGCAATAATGCCAGAAACTAACCAAGGCAATGCAATCAAACCGAAACCGACAGCGAGCCCAAGCGCACCAAAAGCGAAGATGAGCAGAAAAAGAATTGTGATCATATAGCCCCCTTTGTTTTGGTACATTATTTAATCTTTCTTTCTGAAAAGTCAAGAAAAAGCGAGAAAATATGAAAAGTTTAGAGTTGAAATTTGTTTTAGATGCAGTAGATAGGCTCACCACGCCATTAAAAAGCGTACAAAAACAGCTTGATTCTTTGCAGAAAAAAGTAAAAAACACAACAACCGAGCTGAATAAATTACAACAGCAAGAAAAAACCGCTAATTCATTTAAACGATTAGAAAACGCACTACAACAAAACAATCAAAAACTTGTAGAAGCGCGAGAAAAAGCGAAGAAATTAGCCGAACAATTAAAAAATACTGCCGCACCGACAGCAGCATTAAAAAGACAAGTCGAATCCGCGCATAAATCAGCACACCGATTAGCGCAAGCACAAGAACATCAGCGGAAAAAACTGAACGAATTGCGCCAATCACTAAGACAAGGCGGATTTGACACGTCAAAATTCAAGGAAAGCCAAGAAAAACTAAAGCAAAAAATTAAACAATCAACGGCGGCAATCGAAAAACAAAATGCAGCAATGGCAAAGTTGCATCAGCGACAAGCAAAATATAAATCTTACCGCGAAAGCGTGGATAATTTAAAAAATAAAAGCGACCAGTTACGAACATTCGGACAGCGCTCAATAATAGCAGGAACAGTGACAAATGCGCTGTCAGGTGTCATGCTTAAACCTGCACTTGACTTTGAACAAGACTTTTCGCGCGTGCAAGCATTAACAGGATTGAGTAAAGCGAACCCAGAACAAGCCGCCGCGCTTGAACGTTTACGCAATCAAGGGATTCATCTTGGTGCGACAACATCATTTACATCGGGTGAAGTCGCACAAGGTCAAGGCTATCTAGCCATGGCGGGTTTTAATGCTGACCAAATCGAAAAATCAATGCCAGCTATTTTATCTATGACGAAAGCCGCAGGAATAGAAATGGGGCAAGTGTCTGATATTTCTTCAGATATTTCCTCAGGTTTTAAAATTTCCGCTGACGAAATGGGGCGGGTTGCGGATGTACTCACAGCCACATTTTCTGGCTCAAACACTACCCTTGAAGGCTTGGGCGACACAATGAAATATCTTGGACCGATTGCCACGGCAACAGGCCAAGACTTTGAAACCATGTCAGCAATGGTCGGCTTATTGGGTAACGTGGGGATAAAAGGTACACAAGCCGGTACATCGTTGCGTTCTGCTATGTTAAGACTTGCCGCACCACCTAAACAAGCCGCAAAAGCATTGAAAAGCCTAGGTGTGTCCGCCAAAGATAGTCGTGGAAATATGCGCGCTTTAACTAATATTTTGATAGATGTGGAGCGTAAAACCGCCAAAATGGGAACCGGTGACAGAATGGCATATTACAAAGCCATTTTTGGCACTGAAGCCGCAACGGCAATGGTTGAATTAGTCAAACAAGCGGGCGTAAATGGTATTCAGGAATTTACAGATAAATTAAAAAATTCTGCGGGTAGAGCCGAACAAGTTGCGCAAACAATGGCAGATAACTTACTCGGTGACATTAAAAACCTTGAATCAGCCCGTGAGGCTGTCGGCATTGCTATTTATGACACTATTTCTGACGATATGCGCGACAGTGTTCAATTAATCACTGAAATGGTGCGAAAAGTCAATGAATGGATAAAAGCAAATCCAGAATTGACCGCAAAAATCGTTAAATGGGGCGCGGCAATGGCAGGGGCGGTCACGGCACTCGGCGCATTGAGTCTTTTAACAAGTTTTGTGTTCTACCCAATCGCAAGGATTGTTCTTGGATTGTCAAAATTGGATGTTATTTTACCTAAATTTATGGGGAAAGTTATAGATGTCGGCGGTGCAATCTCAAGATGGTTACTTTCCCCTCTAAAACTTCTGCCTTATGTTCTGTCACTTGGCGGCGCAGCTTTTATTGGTGCGGGACTCTTAATCTATAAATTCTGGAATCCAATCAAAGCCTTTTTCGGCGGTTTTTGGGAGGGCTTAAAATCAGGTCTCGCCCCCGTCCTTGAAAAATTCCAACCGCTTGGCACCGCATTTAGTGTCGTCGTTGGCTGGATTGAAAAAGCGGTGAAATGGTTTACTGATTTATTGTCTCCAGTACAAAGTACTAAAGATGATTTAGATGCTGCAGCCAGTGCGGGTAAAAAATTTGGCGAATGGATAGCAGCAGGTATTGATTTTGCGCTCAAACCATTACAGCTATTAATGGATGGCATTAAATGGGTAATCGATAATATGCCAGGTATTCAAGCGGGAGCAAAAATTGTTGAAAATGCCAAACAATCAAGAAATGAAGAAACAAATAAGGTTATCAAATCAGGAAGTATAACTGAAAGAACACTCGATGCACTTTCTGATTCGAATATGTATTCTTCAGGGGGCTACACTGGCAATGGTGGCAAATATGAACCCATGGGCATTGTCCACGGGGGCGAATACGTGATGACCAAAGAAGCCACATCACGCCTTGGCATCAATACACTTAATGCCCTTAATTACGGTAAACAAGCACTGATTGCGGGCGGTTTAGGTATCAGCGTTGCAACTGCCGCCCCTGTGCAAGTTGATACTCGTGCGCCAATTTCTGCTCGTCCAGTGGTGACGCAATCCAGCCAACCAATGAGCGTAAATATCACCATCCATGCCGCACAAGGCATGGACGAACGAGCCATAGCACAACAAGTGGCAAAAGAAATACAACGCATCGAAAACCAACGCAAAGCAAGAGCGCGGAGTTCTATGTGGGACAGAGCATAATAAAAGGGCGCAAGCCCTTTTTTGTTACCTACTATTCCACACGCCACTACACTCGCCACATCACACAATATTGCCAACAATAAGGCATATTCTTTAATTGTGAATGCCTATGTCTGCTGAATTACAACGAAAACTAGACAACATTATCCGCTTTGGGGTGATTGCTGAAGTGAATTACGCCACCGCACGTGCTCGCGTAAAGAGCGGTGATATTCTCACAGAGTTTTTACCCTTCGTTACATTTCGAGCGGGCACAACTAAAACCTGGTCGCCGCCTACAGTGGGCGAACAATGTGTGATGTTATCGGTTAGTGGCGAATTTACTACTGCCTGCATATTAGTTGGGCTTTATACACAAAATAGCCCAAGCCAATCGCCCGATGAACACGTAATTGAATTTGCTGACGGTGCCAAAATTACCTATAACCAATCAAGTGGTGCATTGGTTGTGACAGGTATCAAAACCGCCAGTATTACTGCCGCTAATCAAATTGATATTGACTGCCCTACTATCAATATCAAAGGCAATGTGAATATTGACGGCTCTTTATCAACCTCAGGCACAAGCACCACAAAAGGCAATATCAGCACACAAGGCAGTGTGACCGCAAGCGGTGATATTAAAGGTGGCTCAATTAGTTTACAAAACCACGTTCACGTTGAACAAGGCGATGGCCAACGAACCTCTAACGCGAAGGCATAGCATGAATCGATACACTGGCGAAAAATTAAAAAACGAAAGCGACCACATTAAACAATCCATTGCCGATATTTTGCTAACGCCTGTTGGCTCGCGCATTCAGCGGCGTGAATATGGCAGCTTAATCCAAATGTTAATAGACCGCCCAATTAGCCACACATTGTTATTACAACTAGCGGCTTGTGCCGTCACTGCAATTAATCGCTGGGAGCCACGCGTACAGATCACACAATTTAAACCTGAATTGGTTGAAGGTGGCATTGTGGCAAGTTATGTCGCACGCAGTCGTAAAGATAACCAAGAAATGCACAACGAAAAACTATTTTTAGGACATAAACAATGAGCGAATTAGTCGATTTATCAAAACTAGATGCACCGAAAGTGCTAGAAGATTTAGATTTTGAAAGTTTGCTCGCAGACAGAAAAGCGGAATTTATCGCGCTTTTCCCACAAGATGAAAGGGAATTTTGGCAAGCACGATTAAGTTTAGAAAGTGAACCTATCACGAAATTATTACAAGAAGTGGTTTACTTACAGTTGATGGAAAGAAACCGCATCAATAACGCGGCAAAAGCCACAATGTTAGCCTATGCAAGCGGTTCAGATTTAGATGTGATTGCAGCCAATTACAATGTGAAAAGACAAGTCATTCAAGAGGCGAATAATAATGTTACGCCTCAAATCCCCGAAATTTTAGAAGATGACACCTCATTAAGATTGCGCACGCAATTAGCCTTTGAGGGGCTTTCTGTGGCAGGTCCTCGCTCTGCTTATATCTTCCACGCACTCTCTGCACCCCCCGATGTTGCAGATGTGTCTGTGGCATCACCACAGCCAGCCAATGTCACCGTCACGATTTTAAGCCGTAATGGTCAAGGCGAGGCTGATGAAAGCCTTTTAAATGTAGTTAGAACAAAACTCAACGATGATGACATACGTCCTATTGGCGACCGCGTTATTGTCCAAAGTGCGGTGATCCAATCCTACGAAATCCGCGCCAAATTACATCTTTATCGTGGCCCTGAATACGAGCCAATCAAAGCGGCTGCATTAAAAAAATTGACCGCTTACACCAAAGAAAAACACCGTTTAGGGCGAGACATTAGCCTATCGGGTATTTATGCCGCATTACACTTGGAAGGTGTACAACGGGTAGAACTTATCTCGCCTACCGCCGACATTGTGCTACCAAGCTCAAAATCAGCCTACTGCACGGCAATTAATTTGGAGATCGTGACAAGTGATGATTACTAATCATTTACTGCCGATAGGTTCAACTCCATTAGAAAAACGTGCGGCAGAAATTCTAAAAAGTGCGGTAGAAAATCCTATTGTTATTGCAGATTTAATCAACCCTGAACGCTGTCCTACTGATTTACTGCCTTATTTAGCTTGGGCGTTTTCAGTGGATAAATGGGACGAAAACTGGACGGAAGAAGTTAAACGCATTGCGATTAAACAATCTTATTTTGTGCACAAACACAAAGGCACGATTGGCGCAGTAAAACGTGTAGTTGAGCCAATAGGCTATCTCATTGAACTGAAAGAATGGTTTCAAACTAATCCGCAAGGCACGCCAGGAACATTTAGCTTAACCGTAGAAGTGTCTGAAAGTGGCTTGAATGAACAAACCTATAACGAACTCGTGCGACTTATTAACGATGTTAAACCCGTCTCAAGACATCTCAATCAGCTCGCTATCGCAATCTCACCAACAGGTGCTCTCAGAACCTTTATTGGTCAACAATGTGGTGAAATCATCACTATATATCCACAATAGGAATATTTATGGCATCACAATATTTTGCAATCTTAACCGACTACGGAACACGTGCTATCGCTCACGCATTAAGCCAAGGGCAACCGTTACAACTCACCCAATTTGCTGTAGGCGATGGCAATGGGAAAGCGGTCACACCAACGGCGAGTGCAACAGCTCTCGTACATCAAACGCACATTGCGCCAGTCAGTGCCGTCTCTCTCGACCCTCGCAATAATAAACAAGTGATCGTTGAATTAACCATCCCTGAAAATGTCGGCGGTTTTTATATCCGAGAAATGGGCGTATTTGACTCACAAAATAAACTCATTGCCTACGCAAACTGCCCTGAAAGTTTTAAACCGACAGAAAGTAGCGGAAGTGGTAAAGTCCAAGTACTACGGATGATCTTAAAAGTAGAATCCTCTAGTGCAGTGACATTATCCATCGATAACAGTGTGATTTTTGTCACCCGCCAACAAATGGCACCAAAAACCATTACTGCCACAACGCAAAATGGATTTGATGAAAGCGGGCACAGCCACGAAATTAATAAAGCAAGCACCACACAACAAGGTATAACCCAACTCACCAACGACACAGGACTTGAAAGTGAATCTCTTGCGCTCACCGCAAAAGCTGGGAAAAAACTCGCGCAACTGATTGCGACGGTGCAGCTTGCGTTAAATAACTATATCCCTCTTAACAAACGATCATCCGCAGTCAATAGCAACGACGAAAATAATGTAGCAACATCAAAAGCGGTCAAAACTGCTTATGACAAAGGCGTGGAAGCCAAAAATGCTGCAGATAATGCTCAACGTACAGCAAATGACGGCGTATCAAAAGCGACCGCCGCACAAAAATCTGCTAATGATGCTCA